GCCCAGGGCCAGTTCGCCGCCGTCGGTGTCGATCGTGCCGAGATGGAAGTACGCGTAGTCCTGCTTCGACTTCGGTGGGGTGACGCACACCTTGTCGATGCCGATGTGGCAGGTGCCCCACTTGGCGATGTGCCCGAACACCTGACCGTCTGGTGTGACGGTGAGCGGGGTGGGGCCTTCGAGGTTCGGGTTCGAGAACCATTCGGCCGGGACCCGGGCAGGCGGGGCCGCGGCGACCAGGTTGATCTGGTGGTCCTCGACCGCGGTGTGGCTGTGGTTGGGGACGTTCACCGTGATGGTGTGGGCGTGCGACGCAGCAGACGCAGCAACGGCTTCCTCCGACCAGGTGTCGGGGATCAGGTTCTCGGCGTCGAGTGCCTTGGCCCGCTTGCGGATGTGCCGCTTGACGGCGTCAGGGTCCGAGGCGCGACCGATCGCCTGGATGGCGTTGCGCAAATCCTCGACGTCAGCGATCGGGTACGACCCGTCGGGCATGGCGGTGCCGTTCTCGGCCATCTTGCGGCGCTGGGCGGCGTCGTAGTCACGGAAGGTCTCGGTGTCCATGTCGAAGTCCTCGCTGTCTGCGGAGAAACCCCCGCGCTTTGCGCCACACGGCGGGTTACCGGGGCGTCCACATTCACCGGGCCAGTACCCAAGCGCATCATGATGCCACTGGGCACAGGTGCGGTTCAGGAACTGGGGGTCGATGTACTTGCGGAGTTGGCGGGTGCACCGGGTGAAGTCACCACTCGTGCCCCATCGAATCTTGGCTGCGCCCTTGCCCTTCGTCCAGTAGCGGTGCAGGCGGGCGGTGTCCTCGGGGTTCGTGATCCAGCCGGACCCGCGCTTGAACGACGCGATGCGGTCGGTGGCGTCGCGTGCGTCCGCGGCGAGTGCTTCGTCCTCGGCGACTTCCTCGGACTCGACCTGTGAGCCGGGGCGCGGCCCGAGCGCGATGTACGTCTCCGGGAAGGCGGGGATGGACACGATGGTGGCTGCCCGAATCCGACCGGCGAACTCGTACTCGCTGCGTTCCAGCGGTGTGGCGGCTTCGTCCAGTTGGGTGACGGTCGCGTCGTCCATGTCGACGGAGATGCCGCGCAGGGCCTGCTCGGCGATGAGGTAGATGACTTCCTCGACCTCGGGGATGCGCGACAGCAGTTCGCCCTCCCACTCCAGCACGTTGCCGACCCGTTCGATGACGGTGATCTTGCCGACGATCACCGACCCCTGATGCTCCGGGTCGTCGGCGCGCTGCCACTTGAGCGGAAGGGGCAGGTCGTCCCACACGGTGCCGCCCGGGGCGAAGCTGCGACCGTCACCGGACTTGACGCCCTCGGGTGCGATGACACCGTGGACGGGCATGTTGGCGTCCTCGGCGGCGATCGGCTCGGACACTTCGGGGACGTCGTCGGTCTCGTCCATCACGTCGAGATCGTCAATCATCGTGTCATCCACGGGGGCTCCCATCTCGAAGGTGCGGTGATCATCGCCGCCGAACCAGACACCGATGCGGTCGAAGGTCAGTTCGTCGCCGGGCTGGAGTTCCTGGGCGGTGACGTGACTGATCCATGTCGGATGCCCGTTGCGTTCCTGGTACATGGCCTCGACGGTCTCGTTGTCGCGGGCCATTTCGTGCAGCATCTGGAGTTCTTGTGCTTCGGTGATCGCGACGGTGTCCTGATCCTCCCCGAGTGTCGCCAGACCTGCGATCCTCGCCGTGAACGGGGCAGTGGACGCAGCGATCTCCCGGCCGACCGCCTCGATCGTTTCCATCTCGCCGGGCTGCAACTGGTCGGTGCTGCCCAGGTACACCAGTGTCTGGTGCATCTCGGTGGTGTCGCCGTCCTTGTAGGTGATCATGTTGTCGCCTTCGGGCAGTGCGACGATCACGACACCGGAGAACCCGCCCTTCGCCCCGGACGCGACGACACCCTGCGAGATCGACAGGACACACCGGCAGTTGATCCACGCCTCGACCGGTCCGACCGGCTGACCCGGGTACTGCATGTCGGCAGGCGGTTCGGTCTTGACGGTGAAGAACCCGTCCATCGGCTGCGTCTCGCCGTGCAACGGCTGGTGCGTGTCACGGACCTTGTCGTCCAGCATCGTGATCCACGTCTTGACGAGTTCGTCGCCGGGTTGGGCGTTCGACTCCGCCGCCTTGAGCGTCGCCGCGCCGAGAGTGGCCGTCGCGAGCCACGTCGAGATGCGGTCCACTTGCGCTTCGGACTCGTCCGGGATCGTCAGGGCCAGCGCGTCGCGCATCGTGGACACGAACCACGACCCGAACTCGCGGGCCCGTGACTCGTTGCCGCCCTCGTCGCCGTAGGTGAGCAGGAACAGCACGGTGATCGCAGCGACCAACTCGGCGGTGCGGTCCTCCGGGACCGGTTCTTGCAGTGCGCTCTCAACGGCGGGACGGTACTCGTCGGCCAGCGACGTCAACTGTGCGTCGCGTTCGGCGGCGAAGGTGACGAGGTCCATGAGTCACCACCGTAGCGAATCAGGAGTTGACCGTCACGGCTTCCAGGTGCGACGCCTCCAGGAGGCGGGCCAGCGTGTTCGGGTTGTGCGGTCGCTTCGAGGACAGCAGGCCCCGCACGTAGAAGTCCAGGACGTCCACGACGGGGGCCACGTCGTCGGTGTACGCCGCCAACGCTTCGGGTGCACAGTCCCAGGCACCGGCGAGCAGCTTGCCGACATCAGCGGAGGCCAGCACCGTGTAGACGGTGTGCGCGGCCATTGCCTGCGTGTCCGACATCGGGTGCGCGTTGCGGAGGCGGTTCCCGGCACGTTCCAGGGCCCGGTACACGAGCACGGAGCAGGCGGCGACGAGCGGTTCGTTCGCCCGGTCACGTGACTCGTTCTCGTCCGGGAGTTGACGGACCACACCGATCTCGGTGTCGGTGCGGTTGCTGTCCGGGGGTTGCTGCATCGACTCGGGCATGACGACGGCGGTGTCGATGTCCGCGCCGAGGATGCGGAGCGCTTCGGCGGTGAGTTCCGGTGTGACCGCGCCGGTGGCGATGCGCTGCAACAGCCAGTTGCGGTACTCGTCGCCGTCCATGATGTCCTCGGGCTTGAACCCGGTCTCGCGGAGGACCGCCGACTGCTTGATGAGGCCACGGTCGTGGAGTTCCAGCGACTCGGCCGACTTGTTCGGACGGACCCGGATGTTCGTCGTGTCGGCGATGACGTAGAAGTCGTCCAGTTCGTCGTCGGCGACGACACCTTTCAACGCCGGGCGCAGGTAGCCGACGGTGAGCGCATGGGCGATGACACCGAGGCGGGGTTCCAGGTGCGCCTTGATCGCCGATTCCTCGGACAGCCAGGCGTTCCAGTGCGTCGAGTCGGAGTTGCCCATCAGGACTTCGGGCGGGACGTCCATGCCGATCGCGAAGCGTTGGATCGCCGACTGGCGCATGTCGATGACACTGCGGTCCAGTTCGGACCAGAACTGCATGTGCTGGACCTTGTCCACGAACTCGCCGGGCATCGTGACGACGATCGGAACGAACGCTGCCGGGGATGTCCGGTCGGTCTTGGCGGCTTCCATCGCCTCGTGGAGGGTCGACATGAACACGTCAGCCTGGGTGGCTTCCGGGTCGGACTCGTTCGCGGCGGCGAACTGGATGTCCGACGGCATGAACAGGATGCCCGCACCGGCGAGGCGGGACGTCAACTGGGCGGAGATGTGGTCGTCGTAGCCGACGATCTGCGACAGGGTCCGCAGGTTCGAGCGGGTCGGGGCGTCCGCTTCGGCCGGGTTCGTCGGGTGCGGAGTCCACACTCGGATGAGCAGGTCCTCCTTCTTCATGATGTACCGGGGGTCGCCGTCACCGAAGTTGGCGGTGATCACCCCGCTGTTCTTGGCCTGGGTGACTTTGCCGGTGGCGAGCACGTCCCATTCGTCCTCGTTGCGGGCGGCGATGTAGCCCTCACCGGACACGGTGGTGTCCACCCCGAGCAGTTGCAGCATCTGGCTCTGGCCCTGCGGCCCGCCGTACAGGGCGTCCATCGCTTCGCGGGCTGCGCCGTCGGTGAGCGGAACCAGCGAGTTCCCTTCGCGCTTCGCGGCGTGGAGTTCGGCACGGGACAGGACGTTGCCGATCCAGTTCGCCAGGTAGCGGAGTTCGCCGACCGAATCGAAGTACGACCACGCCTGCGATTGCCAGCCCCGGGCCTTGCCAGCCATGTGCGTGTTCGCAGCGGGCAGACGGACGGCTGATGCTACGAAGCCGTTGGGCGGTTCGGGGCGACGTTCGCGGGTTCGTACCATTGGCGGGATGCTAGTCCTGCGGGACGTCCCTCACGTTGATCATGGCGGCAACGTACGCAGAGGCCAGCAGCAGGTTCAGGAACCACCACGTCCAGTGCAGATCAGACACGAAGGCCCACGTGACGTTCGCTGCCGCCAGGTAGATGCTCGTGCAGATCGGGCAGACGATGAGTTCGTTCCACGGTTCGGGGACCTTGAGCACGAACCATTCCCGGAACCCCTTGAACAGGGGCATGTCGTCGTCCACGAACAGACGGGTGCCGCGACCGACGGCGATGGTGCCGACGATCATGGCGACGATCATGGTGGTGGTGACGGTCACAGTGTCCTCCATGCCTGGTCGGCTTCGGTCGGGATGGGCGGGTGCAAGTGGAACTCCATGTGCTCGACGTTGCCGGACAGCATGCCCGGTTCGCCTTCCAGTTCGCTGATGAGCCCGATCATCTGGAACCAGGACTCGTTGTCGACCTTGGACCAGTGCTCGACCCGTTCCCCGATCGCCGAGTTCGGGACCTTGCCGTCACGCCACGGACCGCGGCTCACTTGAGGACCCGCCCGAGGATGACGCCGCGGGGTGTCGGCAGGTTGATGATGTCGAGTCGTTCGTCCATGCGAACCTCCTTGGCCCAGAACCCGAAGTGGGGTGCGGTGTCGTGGAAGCCGACCACGCATCGGTCGGACAGGTCCGGGTAGTAGAAGTCGAACTCCCGCCAGCGCAAGTCGAGCAGCGAGTCGAACCAGGCGAAGTCGATCGGCATGCCGGTCCACGTCTGCATCGACGGTTCGTTGATCAGTGTCGCCGTCTCGTAGGGCCACACGTTCGCGACCGCCTCTGCCCATGTGCGCTCGTCCGGTTCGTAGGAGTACAGGTGACCGTGCCCGTTCTCGGTGAGGGCCTGCGCGATCCGCAACGCCATGAACCCGCGGGACGTGCCGGTTTCCAGGACGATCTCGGGTTGCAGGCCGCGGACCAGACCGCCGACCATTTCGATCACTTCGGC